CTTGGTGAAACTAATGCTTTCGCTCCACTTGTGGCTGGAAGTGGTTTAGCGGACCAAACTCTCCGATACAATATTAAGTATAATGATCGTTTTGAATACACGAGCGCAGTTGATTCAACTTCGCGACTATTCTCCCAGTTTACTCATTCGGAAGGTGTTCCTTTTATTACTCGCCAAGAGTATTCGGACGAAGGAATTGACGGTGGTCTTGACGGAACATTCGCCGATTACAATCAAGACCAACTTGGTGGTAAGTTCTTCTACCTTGGAACCAGACTGACCAATGGTCGTGTGGGACAGCGTGGTCTGGAAGTCCATTTAACGGGAGCATTTGACGCTAATGTTGATTTGATGCGATCTTATTGCGAGTATGTTAGAGTAGCAACCTTAAAGAATGGGATGTTTGAAATTTATAATGCGTGATAGTTTTAAGAACATACCACTTAAAAATAATTTAATATTATTATAAAGAATGGAAGTAAAAGATTATCCGAATTATTTAATTTTCAAGAATGGTTCCGTTTTATCGAAGGGTGGTAAATTTAATAAACCAAGATTTTTAAAACATTGTTTCAATACGGCTGGATATAAAGTTGTCAATTTACGAGATGGTAAAGGTGGGGGAAGACCTTGTTTTATACATAGATTGATAGCGGAACATTATATTCCGAATCCGGATAATAAACCATTTATAGACCATAAAGACAGATGTAAAACTAACAATTCAATTGATAATCTGCGATGGGTAACAAGTAAAGAAAATAATAATAATAAGAGCGAGAGAAAATTAAATAATAATAGCACAACTGGATATAAATGTATTACTAAAACGAAAAATGGATATAGAGTTTCCATTCAACGTAAGGATCTAAAACATAGAAAGAGATTCAAAACGTTAGAAGAATCAATTGAATACAGGGATTTAATATGTAAAAAACATAAATGACATTATTGACATTAAATGACATTATTGACATTAAAATGACATTTCCAGAGATTATTGATTTAAGAATGGGAGCAAATAAAATGTTCCAAGGGTTTTATAAATCTGAAATCTTAATTATGTCAAAAATATGTCATTAATCTTTTTTTATTGTTTTATTTAAAAAAATTAATCTAAATGATATTATAATATGGTTAAGATTAATTCAACTGATACAACTGAAATGATCCAGAAGTCTCGTCCCAACTTGAAGCCCAATTCAATCAAGCAATATGAAGCGCACTTAAAGAAATTACAAAAAATCTACGATACAGATAATTATGATTTTCTTTCCAATCCGTCGGAAGTAATGGATAAGTTATCTGATAAACATTATACTTCAATCCGTAATACATTAAATGCAGTTATCATTTTATTAATGGCGTTAAACGAAGACGATAAATATAATAAACTGATTGGAGATTACCAGAAGGAAAGGGACAAGTTAAATGATAAGTATTTAGAAGATCAACAGAGTGGTAAGATCTCCGAGAAGCAAAAGAAGAATTTCGCTGAATTAAGTGAAATTCAATCTATGATAAACAAAATGGAAAAGGAAATCAAGGAAAAGGAAATCAAGAAGAAGAGTTCCTTAAAAGTAAAGGAAAGAGAACTTATGACGGTTTATACAATTTATAATATTTTAATTCGTATTCCAACACGTAACGATATGGCTGGAATGGAACTGATAACTAAAACTGGATACAATAAGTTAACCGAAGATCAAATGAAGAATACGAATTATTTAGTAAAGGAGAAGTCTAAAATGTTTTTCGTATTGAATGAATACAAAACCAGTAAAAAATACGGACAAAAAAATATTGATATTCCGAAGGACTTGGAGAAGATTTTAAGATCTTATATTAAGGTTATGGATAAGAAACCGGGTGATGTATTATTTACTTCCAGCACAGGGAATGCAATTAGTAGAAATTCAATTTCGCAACTACTAATGAAAACAAGTAAGAATTATTTAAATAAGTCGATAAGCACGACCATGATGCGCAAGGTAGTAGCGTCGCACCATTTTGGACCCGATAGCGAATTCGGTAAACTAAAAGCCAAGCAAGAGAAGTTGGCGGACGCTATGGCGCACGATACGGCTACACAGAATCTTGTATATGTTAAAGAGAAGTAATTGGAGCCTTTTTAATTTTATCAACCTTAACATTTATCACTTGGGTTGGTTGTTTGAACCCATGTCCGCGATCGCGATTCTGATATTCAGTAAATAGATCTTCACTATTCTTTAACCAACCATTTTCCTTGAATAATATCTCCCAATAAAAATATTCTCCGGAACATTTCCAACATATATAAAATCTTAAAGGTTTTTCATCAAGAGAGATTCTACATCTGTTTTGATTGATCGCATTCATTAACTTAACTTTATCAAAATATAATGATTCAAGTTCCCCACTTGGGTGAATGAATTTCCCATCAATAAACTTAATATCGTCTCGGGTTTTTAATTCAACTTTAATTTTATCGGATATATAATCAAAATGTGAAAATGGATTTTCGTCTAATTCTAAATCTTTATAAAAGATCCGCTTGATATCGGCTAATGATTTTTCTTCACTCGTTTTCCCAATTTCATAGTCTCGATTAAAGTCTGGTTTTCGCATAGTTGTAGATAATATTTTATCTTTAAGTCTATTATTATCTCTACCCATTATATATATTATAAATATAGAAAAAAAACCCAGAAATGACCGCAGATCTTCATTCAAGCGTCGGTTTTAATCTAAAAGTATTACGAAAAGTGAAAAAATATAATTAATTTTAAAATTAATTCTAAAAAATCGTGTTTTTTAATACATTTAGATTAATACCGGCGCTTATATGGCGTATTTATAATATTTAAAGATTAATAATTATATATATATAAGTATATATAATGTTTATTCAAGGAAAACAGGGATCATTAAATTTATATTATAAAGATTTATACATAGCGTCATATCCACTTGGTAAAATAAAACTAAAAGACTACGAAGAAATCGCGAATGATTTAATTATTACATCAATGCGAAAACAGAAGAGAAATATTAGAGAACAGATATTTGCTTACAAGTTCTTCTGTCAATCAATGTTAACCAAGAGAATAAAGAAAAAGAAAATGACCATTGAAGACCATAGAATGTTTCTGGGTTGTATATTGGCTCTCGTGAAATTTAAAATTGAAGATCCAGATAATGTTATGTTAGTCTGTCCAAGGAAAAAGAAAAGTAAAAAGATTACTTCGTGATCTCCTGTGTATCAAGTAAAATTTTACAAGCCCGCTGAACCATATCAAACTTTTCTTTATCTGGTTCATTATTTTTGTCCGGGTGATATCTCAATCTTAATTCTTTACATTTTTGTTTTACAAGCGCCGGTGTCTCTTCACTCGCTTTCATATCCAATATTGGGTGAAGTTTCACTCGCTTCAATCCAGCCCCGAACCTTTCGTCATTCCATTCATTTAATAATTTAGTTCTTTCTCTTCTGTTGATCTTGAAACCTTTATCCGCCATTGGTTTCTTGACTGGTTTCGGTTTGTCTTCAATTGCTAAGGGTTCCTTTTTGGGTTTCGGTTGAGCCTTGGGTTTTCTTTTAGTTACTTCTTTCGCTTTTTCCAGATTGATATCCATTTTCTGTGCTTTCTTTTGCACAAGTAATTCTTTTTCATGGTCAACGCTAAAACCATTCTTATCAAGTATATCCATTATCTGTTCTCGGGTTGATCTCGGTGGGATTGTTATTTTAGAAAGTTTATTGTGAGCGGAGATAAGTTTCCGTATTTCCGCCGTGGTCAATTGACCTTTTAGTTTGCCCCGTTTGTAGACCATATTTATATATTAATATCAAGATTTAAGTTTCGTTCAATTAAAAATAAAATATTATAAATATATATTAAGTATGCATATCCACAAGAGTCATTCTAAAACGGATTTAATTGATTTAATTAATGATTTAAATCTGAATATCCATTTCTCGCACCAAGACAATAAAAAGAATATACAGGATAAATTTATTGAGTTTATTAAGGGTAATATCGATATCAAGAAAAACTTTTATAATATTAATGATAAGGACGAATTAATTCAATATTTAAAAAACCCCAATCCCAAGAAGACTCTAACTATTAAGGAAAAGAATAATGTGATGCTAATATGTAAACACATTATTCAATATTGTAAGAATAATTATGATTTATCATTATGTAAATATGATAAATATCAAGATCTTATTGATGATATGGACTATGTGAAACAATTCGGGGATATTCCTTCCGTGAGACGCTGTTGCCGACTTATGAATGAAGACATTAAGGCTGGTGGAGTTAAATTTAAACCATTGATTTCCCCACAGGTCCAGAGAGATCTTGACGAAAAAAAAACAATTAAGAGTCGCACATTCGATATATTAACAATAAGGAGAGCGAAACCCGGTGAAATGATATTAGTTTCATTTGATTAATATTTTGACATAGTTTGACATATTTGACATAGTTTGACATATTTGACATATTTTTGACATATTTATAAAAAATAAAAATATAAACCCTTATGATCTTTTATTCTATTGGACTCTTGAAACTTAATTCTCTGGAAATGTCATTTTAATGTCATTTATGTCATTTTAATGTCATTTATGGAATTGACTCTAATTCTGGCTCTGGTTCTGGTTCTGGATCCGGTTCCCTTTCCGGTTCTCTCTCTGGAATTGGTTTCTTAAATTGAATCTGTTGCTTGAATGGTTTAATCTCTCTTAACCCATTCACTATAATGGGCTTCCTTACGTTTTCATATTTCCCGTCAAACTTCTTATTAAACATCTGGATTACATCCAAGTCAATTGAAGGACTGGATTCCATTAAGTTATCATATTCGCTCCGCATTACTTTCAAGAAGTCCCGACAGGGTTTTCTCTTCCGTTGATCCAGTGATAATTCAATTTCAATATTTCTGGATAATTTCGCCCATGCTAATGCGGATATTCTATGACCTTCATAAACTTCTGAATATCGTAAGAAACTTAATAAAGTTCCAAGAATTCCACATAATAAATTTAATGATCCAACTCCCGCACTGAAACCTTGCTTGTAATCATTTGGAACATAAGAATCTGTTGCGAAATTTGCGGTCCCAGTAAGAGTTGATAAAACTATGATTGGAATTTGGAAATGATGATATTTCTTTTTATACTTGCGTTGACTGAAACTATGCAAATATTGAAAACACAAACTTACTTCACCCCATTCTGATAAAAGGTCTTCAATTTCTTCACTCCATTCTTCAACATCTTCCGGAATGTTTCTCGGTGTTTTCAAGTCCATTATATAATAATTATATTTTTATCTGATATATCCCTTAATTTTTAATTTTCTTACTTCGTCAGCAAGATCTTTATCAGCCTTACCCCAAGTCCCCGGTCCCTTCATCACGAAACTATAAATTCGACCGAATGCCCAGGCATTCGCGCTCATTTTTCCTTTGAGAGATTTACCACCCACTTTTTTGCCGTCAGACGCTCTTCGCACACTGCTTGGATTGTTCTTTCGTGCGCCAATCGCTCTATCGAAAATCTGGTCAAGAATCCCCACAGGGATTCCAGTCTTTTTTGAAATGTCTGCTTTACCGTGTCCAGTCCCTTTTGGAAATTTATATTTAGCATTATATTTCTCTTTATAAGTAACCATATATTTTTAATTTTAAGAATATTTTTTTTATGAAAAATATTTAATAAATGTTATATTATATCGTGATGTCTGAAAGGAGATCTGTTAATGTATTTGAACCTTACACCAAGAATAAACCCATTGAAGAAGTAAGGGAAACTCTTGAAAGTCTGGTTGTCGATATCAAGGGTATGAAAACAGAATTGACACGAATGAAAGAATATGTCCGTAAGTTGGAAGTCCGAGAGCAGTTGAAAGAAGAAAAAGAAAAACAAGTTGAAGCGGAATATGAAAAACCTTCTGCCGGATGGTTTTGGTAAGTTTAATTGTTTAAAATTAAAATATTTCTTATTAATATAATGGATTCCACTGAACTCCCCGAAATTACCATTTTAGTGCCGACTTGGAATCGTGCGCGATTTTTACCACTATTTGTTATGAACTTGAAGACCCAGACTTATCCCCACGCAAGGCTTAAACTTATTATAGATGACGACGGCGAGAACAAGTTCATAACAGATATTGAAGAATTTAAGAAGGCTGTTTACCCAATTAAGGTTAAATATATTACTAACAAGAAAAAGAGAACTATCGGAAAGAAAAGAAACGATCTTGTAAAAGAATGCGAAACTAAAATATTTTGTTTTATGGATGATGATGATATTTATATGGCGGATTATATTCTTTATTCTTATGTAACATTAAATTCCAATAAAGCCGGTTGTGTCGGTAGCGATAAAATGATCTTCTGTATGTCGCAGAAGAATTATGACATCCACGCAATAGATTGCGGAAATAATAAACGATTAATCCACGAAGCAACACTAATGATGACCAAGAAATATTTTCGGGCATCTTGTAAATTTGCTAATAACTCCAAGGGAGAAGGAGCCAATATTTTCTTCGGACACGAGAGAAGCGTTGTTATTACGGATATAACCAAGGTTATGTGCTGTCTGCAACACGAAGGAAATACAGTTGATAAACTTCAATTCGCGCAGGAAAATAATAAACTTCCAATGGAACTATCAGACCAAATGAAATCATTTCTGGATAATCTACTTAAAAAATAAAATATATATATAAGTATATATAATATCATGAATCAATTATCAGATGTTGAGATTTCCCGAATTCTTGAAATTTACAAAAACCAGCGCGAAAAGGATAAGATCAAGTATGAACAACGAAAGAATGATCCCGAATTTATGAAGAAGAACCGAGAACGAGCCAAGAAGCATTATGAACTAAACAAGCACAAGAGAGTCAATAAATATTCTGAAAATAAAGATCTCCAAAAGGCGAAGTGTTCATATCACTATTATAAGAACAATGATAATCTGGATAAGTTTAAGGAACGATTTCCAGAGAGATATGAATTATTAATGGTATTAATTACTTTAAGGACCAAAAGCCATTAGAATCCACTGAAACTTCATAAGATTCTTCTTCTCCACTTGAACAATCATTGTCCGTTTTCGCCATTAACTTTTCTTTTTTTGTTGGTTTGTAATCATTGTCCCTTCCAGCATTTAACAATTCTATTAAATCGGGTCTTCCGTTTTTAGCAAGTATAGATTTAATCTCTTCATAACTTTCTTCTTCCAAATCAAAAGTATGAATCTTGGACATTTATACTTTGGATAATATTTTAATTTTAAATCTTTAATTATTTAGATTTTTTTTCTTGTTCTTCCATTAATATTTCTTGCGCAACATTGAATGTAACTCTTTTGTCTTTTTGAATCTTGATTAATACAGTTGATTGCTCTCCACAATTAGCATAACTTCCATCTGGATCGTGTATGCTACACACAATTGATGCAAGTCTTAATGGTTTCGTTACTGTAAATTCAAGAGATGATTCGCTCCCGAAATAAAAATCCCCGTCTCCATTAATTTTATCCACAATACCAATGATGGGCATAGTTGTATTATTTACTTTACCCCCGATGAATGGCGCTTGTGATAGAATGTTGGATCTAACTGTGTAATAACCGCGAATCATTCTCGTTGGTAAATTTTCAGCCAGAATTTTAATGCTTTCAGTTGCTTGGACAATTGGAGCATAATAAGGAACTTTTTTATTGGATTCATATTGAAGATTCGTGAAACCCATTGTTACCGGAATCATATTATTGAATAATGGCGCACCGAATCCATTCTGGACATAAATTTTACTGTCTGCCGTTCCAATCTCCGCATTAGTGGTAACAAGTTGAAGATTATTAACATTATTATTATCTGTTTTAATTAACCGATTATTCGTTGGAGAATTAAATTGGTTGTAACTGAATCCCATCAAGTCCCATAAAGTATTTTTCCACTCTGTTTCTGTTAAATTAAAGTCACCGATAAATATTCCAGTTGAATTGTCATAAATATTCCAAGGAATTAAATTCTGATTCAATGGAAGTTTAGATAATGCTGATGGGTCAGTTGGTATTGGGTCTTTATAATAAGGCTTTCTGTCCGGTGTCCAGTCAATCATTAGTTCCGGTGGATTAATTTTATAAACCACGGCTTCCGCTTGACTTGTTGTATCCGGATAATCCGCAGAGAATAAAATATTTTTTGATCTAACGTCTTGACTCTTATTCAATGGGGTATGTAAGCCAGAGAGAGCGAAATTAGTTCCGGTCCATTCCAACTTGGGAGTTGTTGCGCCGAAATATAGTTTATTCGCGAATTTATAACCACGGAATGTTTCGGCTGCCCACCAATCAATCGGATCTACATCATAATTTCCAAGGCTACTTGCGTTCTGAAAAGATGTCTGACTTGCGCTATAACCGGAATAAGGCATCATATACAATAAACCCGGGGCATTGAAATGTAAATCGAATCCAATTTTTCTACCCGCTTCAACATTAGTTGGAACCGGATCATCTCCATCTATTGATGATAGCAATTCTGTATATACGGGGGTTCCGACTCCATTATTTACAGTTGCTCTAATTACAACCAATCCACTCGCATTGGAACTGATACAGCCATAAGAGAATTTATTTTCATCTATTAATGGATTATTGGAACCATTATAAGGATAAAATGTTTCTGCTTGACTTGAATCATAATGAATTGGTAATAATAAACTGCTAAGTATTTTAAATCTGTTAGTGGAGAACCACGCTGGTTCTATGTAATAACTATGACCCAACATTGCTTCGTCCGGTGTTTCTGTGTTAGTTAATGAAGCATTTGACCACCGATTAATATGTAACCATCTGGAATTCGTTATGTTATCCGCATCACTATAATCATTCGTTGATGATTTAAAATAGTCCCATATTTCTGGATATTTAGTTTGGGTGTCAATGAAAGCCTTAAATTTATCACAGAAATCCTTATTATAAGTAATGTCCAATGTTATATCATTAGAAGTATTTAACCAACTTTCTTTCAATTGCGCTCCACGGATTCCCTTATACGTATTTTGTCCGAATACATTAAACTGTTCATTGATTAGTCTTCCGGTTTCATAGAGATCCGGTTTATCGCACCCAATTAGATGATACTGAGATAAATAGTCCCACCCGGATGCTGTCTCGCTCGCATTAATCATATATTCATCATAAGCATTTGAAATCATATTTAAACTTGCGTTGATATCCCGAAAAATACAACCAACATTAAAAGGTTTATAAGATTCAGTCTCTATGGTTCTATATAAAGGAACTGCTGTTGTTTCCGTATAAGAAGGAGTATCGTTATCATTATAAGAGAACCGCCATATTTTTTCTTGAATTATTTTTTGAAATTGCCTTGTTATTTCATTTCCAATGAATTCAGGTGAATTAAAACCTTTCGGAATTGTTATCTCTTTTAATTCTTTATATGTGCGATAAATTCCATTCTCTGGATCTCTTGCGCCACCATTATAAAGTGGTAAATTTTCATAATTGGCTTCCGCCAATTCCCGAGTGTAATATGTATTGTCCCGCATCATAATTGTGTATCGTTTATTATCATTTCGGGGTTTCATCATTCTTTCCCCTTCGGTCTGTGACCCCGCTTCATTGACATCAATGACCCAATACATATCATTGAATGAAAAACGATCATATTCGAAATTAATGAAATGCCTTGACATTCCCGCAAGTTCGGCGTCATCATCTGACCATTGTGCATCGCTACTCTGATTCGGTCTATACCAGAACTTCCGGGGCAAGTGGATATAATTGCTTCCAGTCGCAGATTGATAATAACTCTGAGAAAAATTTAATGTATCATCTCTTATATTAACAACCTTAGACGAAGCATTACAAGAAATTGAATCATATCCAGTTGGTAAATAATTACTTGCGTTTCCATATTGGACTTCGGTAAAATTAAAAGTCTTCTGAATTCCGAGATTAACTCCCTTGATTTCAATGCTCTGGGCTTGTCCCGCTCCTTTTTCATTAACCATTGTCCCTTGAACTGATACTCGGTCTCCTGCTTCTATATGGACAATGTCTTGAAGGTTGTTCGTCCATAAAGCGAAATTTTCATTATTATTGGTTTTCGCTTCTTCTGAATGTAATCGATTACATTCAAGAACAGTGATGTCCGTGTATTGATTCATTTGATATATACTATTTATTTATTTTTTTTTATAATTTAAAAATAAATTAATTGTAAGTTTATAAATAAATGGATCTTGAACTTTCTGACGATGTAACTTCACCCACTCCCGCTCCCGCCACCACTCAATCAACTAAAAGCACACGGCGCCCAAGCGCTAAACTAACAGATAAACAGAAAACAGAATTGAATAAACATATGGATAAAATGAAGAAGGATGGAATGACTTTAACTGAACAGCGGTCTCATCGAATGCGGATGATGGCTAAAATGCGAAAGGATCCGAAACTTACAGCGAAGAAGGCCCACACTGCTGTTATGAAGAGTTAAATTATTTAAGTTTAAACCTTCGTTTAAATGAAGAGATATTTTTATCTAAATCAGTATATGCCCCCCAGAGTAAATACCTTGACAATGCCCCCGCCGACTGTGGATCATTCCAATTTTCATTCACTCGGTGACGCGCTATGTATTTACTTCGTAGTTGCTTGTCTTTATGGTCTATATAAGTGGAACCGCCTTTTAATCCAAAGTTGGTCGTTTTTAACTTCTTCCCTTCATTATCATAAAATACTGCCGTAAGCCTTTTATTTTTAGCAGTTGAAGGTTTTATTTCAAGTTTCATTATTCTTATTGGATATTTAATTTTTTCGAAATAAATATTAAAAACTTAAAAATCGAGAAAATTAAACATTAAATATTGACATTAAAATGACATATTCAAGATCATTTTTTTAGAGAGTTAATCAAGAGAACAATTCTTGGAGACTTATGATTTTATAATTTCTGGATATGTCAAAAATATGTCAAAACTACTTAAAAAAATATTATCTATTATAAGTATATAATAATGAAACTATCAACCAGTCTAAATAATTATCAAGAATATCTCAACATTGAAACTAATTACGATCAACTATTTAGCGACTTCTTATCCAGTGAACCGGTAAAAGAATTATATGAAGAAAAGAAACCAGTTATGAATTTTAATCAATGGAAAAGTCAAATGAAGAAGAGAAAGAAGTCCAAGATCAACCAGAAGCGATTGACTGAATGGATTGAAATGCGTCGGAGTGAATTGAATGAAAAGTTTAATGACATAGTTAAAATTGAAGAATTGAATAAATTAAGAATTGAAAAAAACCAAATTCAAAAGTTAGAACAACAAATGGAAAAAATGAAGGAAGATTACGAACTAAAACTCAAACAAAAACAAATTGATCATGAAAAAATTGTCAATGAAAAAAATAATCGTATCAAAGAACTTCAAGACAGTTATTCAGAATTATATCGTAAATATCAAAATAATCATATTGAAACAATTGAGAATGAAGTAGAATATCCAGAAGAATTGTATGACAGTGATTTCAGTGAAGAAGAAGAAGAGCCAGAGCCAGAGCCAGAGCCAGAGCCAGAGCCAGAGCCAGAGCCAGAGCCAGAGCCACAAAGTATAGAATACGGCATGGATTCAGAACCAGAATTATTTGAAGAAGAGATTGAAATTATGAAAAATGGTATTAAATATGATAATGAATTTTTAGACGACAAAAAGGTTGAAAAGTTTTTTAAAAGTTATGATTTCAAACGATTTACCAGATTATATGGTGAAGAATATGATCTGGACGAAATTATGGAGATAATTAAAAATGATTTTATTTCACAGGTTGGAGAACCAATAAAACAAAGTGATATTAATATTATGAATAAAGGTATTCAAATAAATCTTGAAGAAGTTGAAGTTTATTGATACAATTGATATTCTTCCCATTGTTGTTGAATAGATTTAAACTTCTCTTCGTCGCCTTCGGGTTTGTCGGGGTGAAATTTTAAAATTAATTCTCTATACTTCTTTTTTATTTCTTCTTGCGAAGCAGACCTTTTCAAACCAAATGGAGTTGGATTATGAAAATTAAATTCTTCATTGAAGAAATTTCTTCCTTCAAAGGGTTTTTCATTTTCTTCTTTTTTTTTAAATACATATGGATTTTCTCCTTGATAATGCTCGGGAATTTCTTTCCGAAAATGGTCACTTTCCTTTGTTTTGACATGTGAAAACATTAAAGGATAAGGATCAATCATAAATAAATATTATTAATATTTTTTTTTAGATTTAGAAACGGATTTTTTTGAATTTGTTTCAAAGATTTCATTTGGTTTTATTTTATCCGGTTTCTGGGCTTCAACAATATTATGTTGGAGCGGTTGCTTGTAAGTTGCTTTATTACCATTTAATGGTTTTATAATCTTGGTTTTTTTCGGCATTTATAAACTATTGAAATATTTTTTTTTATTTTAAAATATTTTTATAATATATATATTATAAAATGTCGTTAGTTATCTGTGCTAATAAGGAAATAGATGGAACCACTTCTCGCCAAGCAAGTTCAATCGCTGAACCTTGGGCATTTAGAAATGCTCTTACATCAACTTTTAAGATCCCAGCGAACGCACAGGTCGCGCTTCAATCATGTAAAGTTAATGTTGGCGGTCAGGTTGTAGTTTCACACGCAACCAATACTTTTTATCAATATTTTGGAACTCTTCTCGATACTGACGGAACGACGGCTCCACAATTAGAAGATACAATTTATCAACCGGTTCAGGTAAGAATTCTCGGAGATGATGTTAAAGTTGGAGATGTAAAGGAATTTTCTTCACCCGATTTCGCCAATCAAGTTGCTTCAAGGTTAAATGAAACAATCTATCACCCGAATCTAAAAGAAAAAGTAACTTGTGATGTCCAGAGAAATGCTTCGTCTCTTGATTTCCTTGGATACACAATTGGATTTGACCAGAGTGTCGCGAATGTTTCTGGCGCACACGCAACTGCTGTAAATCATTTTGATAAACTTACGGATGTAGACCGAAGTGGAGACGGGGTTTTTACTTATTCTGCCGGAACGGGTTCTCTTCACCGAACTTCTTCCCTTAAAGGAACTTGTTGCGCTATTTTCCCCGATGAACCATTGTCTCTATCCAAGGGAATCTTCCAAGTTAATTTATCGGGCGCACACGCAGATGTAAATGTTTCGGGATCAGAAGTCCCTTGGGCTGTTGGGTTATCCCGATACATGAATAATATTGCGGGAGTAACTCTTCAAAATTATTATCCAAGTTATTATGATGTATCTAATGACGCGGGTCTTGGATTCTGGACAAGTGATGTTACACAGGAATTGCTTCCATACTTTGATTTCGGTGTTGGAAGAAATGAAGACGGAGAATTGGTCTGTTTCCAGACAAGTTTCGATACAGACAAGGATTTTTCAAGTAAGGTTGAAATTGAATATTGGAATAATGATAACTCTGATTTCTCGGCATTTAGTGCAAGAGTGAGTGCGGACACATATACAGATGTAAGGTTTACGGCGGATGGTGAAACATTAAAGGCAGAGATCTCCGCCAATAATGGTTCGGATTGGAGTATTATATGCGAGTATGTTGCTGATGATCCCAAGAATGCTATGTTCGGACCAATCCACCAAGCGTGTTGGTGTCTTCACCCAGTATTATGTATTGGAAGCACTCCGGCGGATAAAAATTCAAGAATGGTTTTAAGTCGCCTTGATACTCCTTCATTGACTGGTTATGATGTAGAAGAGAAATTCGGTGCTGGTTGGTGGGAAACTATGGAACTTCTGGGGACCGAGAGATTATGCAGAGAAGTTGAAACAAGAGATGTTCTTATTCAAGCGGACGCAACAACTTACGCTCAACAGAAAACCAACGCTTCCGGTTATTTTAGCACATTAAGTAATGTTTTAATTATGACCGAAAATGAAATTTACACTCCTTCATACGGAGCCAATGCTGGAAATGTTCTTGGTTTCAATTCAACAATAGTTCCACAACCAGCCAATCCAGACTCTGTTTTCCCAAGGTTATACAATTCCGAATTTGCGCCAGATGTTCAGTCTTCCCAAGCAATGTTCGTGAGACTGGACAACTTCGGGCAGAATGTTTTGAACGCAATTGAATCTGGTCCCGGTGGCGGGGGAAGAAGGTCTAAAATAATCTCCCACCTTCCCCGATTCGATAATAACCAATCAACCGGGAGATTATACTTTGAACCCAAGAATCTCATTTGGATTGATCTTGATAACCCAGCAGAGTTGAATGTTAATGATTTCAGTTTATCCTTCTGCTACTCTAACGAGCAATATGCGAGAGTATTAACGGGGCAGTCCATAGTTTGCCTTTACTTTCGCCAGTCTCCCGACCATAAAAAGTAATAAATAAATCTAATAGATTAACTTATAATTTTAAAAATCTACATTTAATAGAGATTTATTGATTTTTTTAATTTTTTTTTAGATAATTTTTCTATATTTTATTATAATAATGAATAGAAAAGTTCCCCCACGAGTTCAATTTCAATATGAACCAGATCTAAAACCAGTTGCAGTGGATAATGAACCCGAAGAAGACTTCGAAACGGACATTGAAGACGAAGTTGAAGACGAAGTTGAAGACGAAGTCGGAGACCCCCCTGCGGTTACTGCGTCAGCGAGAATGCCCGAAGTTGTTGGTAAGGAAGAGATTAAAGGAGAGAATATTTTTGAATATCCGGATAATATAGCGGTAATGCCCGAAGAAGTCAAGGAAAATTTAAAATATGAAGGTATTGAAGAAGGTATTGATTACATGGAAAATATTAAGGAACCGAGTAAACCAACACCGAAAACCAAGAGCGGACGGAAACCAAGGAAACCAATGACCCAAGAACAGAAGGATAAACTTGCCAAAGCACGGGTAAAAGCAGTTCAGGTGAAAAAGGCGAAGGCGGAAGAGCGAAAGAGACAGAAGGAGTTGGAGTTGGAAGAGAAGGAATTATTAAAACAGAGAAAGGCGAAGAATTTACAGAAGTTGAGAGAAGAAGTGTCGGAATCTCCGACACCGGTTAAGAAGGTTGTTCAACAACAAGTTACTGGATTAACAAAAAAGGATCTGGAAGAAGCGCAATTTGAAGCCATAAGCAAGTATGAATTATTAAGGAAGCAACGCAAGGAAGAGAAACGCAAATTTATGGAGCAAGAGAAGCAGAAGCGAGAGTTGATTGAAAAACTAAAACCGGATAATAATGGATACAGAGCAAGAGATGCGAATGGTAAATTGAAGAATCGTTGGGATATGTGCTATTAGAACACTATAATCATAATATATACCCATTATAAATAATATGTCATTTTTGATATCATTTTGACATTTTTGACATATTTTTGACATTTCCAGAAAATATTTTTTTGAAAGTGTTTGAGAATATTTTTTCGTTGGGACTTATGATTTTTTTTTTTCAGAATATGTCATTTTTATGTCATTTATGTCATTTTATGTCATTTTTTGACATTTTTGACATATTTTTGACATTTTTGACATTTTATGTCATTTTTTGACATATTATTTTTTACCCAATGATATATAATATATTTAAACATAATTATTATATTGTTATTTAATAAATGGGATTCATATTAAGTTGCGCAACAACTCCAAGCCGTATTCAACAATTGTTACAGATATTGCCAATGATCCGTGGGAGATATAAGTATTTCGTAATCAATATATGTCAAGAATATAAGCGATTTGGTAAATTCAAGTTGCCGAAAGAATTAATTTCAATGTGTCGCCAACACAAAAGAATCATATTCAATTTCCTTACTGATTATGGACCCGTGTGTAAGTATATCGGTGGATTTGAATTCATGAAACGAAAGGGATTAAAGGACGATAAATTAATCATTATTGACGACGATACAATCTACAATAAAGATTTATTCTATGATTTAATGGAAGAAAAAAGGGAAAATAATATCACCACAGGATCTGGATTCGATTATGACGAAAATAGAAACTATATTATGAAAGAAGGCGAAACCGAAATGGTTGAAGGTTATGCTGGGATATGTTTTGATTATAATCAATACAATGAATTTATGGGGTGGTATGTCAATTTTTATAAATGTATGCAATGGAATTCGGAAGAATTATTAGATAAATATTTGAAAGCAAGTTTTCTCGGAGATGATTTTATCATATCCAATTGCTATGATAACAAGATCGCGATTCAAGGCGGGAGAAAGAATATAGTTCCCCAAGGCTTCGGGTTTATGAACGACGCGTTACATAAAAATAATGTATTCGGAAGTAATATGAACTCTTATTTATTTCTATATCAGAATATTAAAATCCTTGAAACATTTAAAATGAAATATGAATTGAATCGTCAGATTATTGCTTCTGGACTTGAATAGTAAAACTAACACAACCGTCATTACCTTTCGCGATAATTTTCTGATTATATTTTTCACAGAATTCGTCAACGGCTTGTTTAGTTCCGAATGCCCAATTATGTTTACATTTATCCATATTTAATTCATAATCATGTCCGGTAATGTATCCGCCATTTTTAACTTTTAAATATGCTAACTCTATATCTCTTTTGACACCATTATATGAATGATCCGCATCAATATAAATGATATCATATTTATTATCCGGACAACTTGCTAAATAATCATGAGAATAAGATTTATATAAGTTGATAGATTCTTCTTTTTCATATTTCTTTATTAATTCATGATATTTAAGATCCATATCACATTGAGACATATTATTACCGTCATGATCCCCACTTCCAACAATTCCACGAAATAAATCAACTCCGTCAACATTGTTATGATTACATTCTGTAATTAAAAAATCAAAAAATTCACCTTTAAAAATACCGATTTCTAAAATGTTCGGTTTTTCACATAATGAACAAATATGTTTCATCATTTCTTTTCTTGTGTCAAATAATATCATTTTTATATTATAAATATAATAATTATATATTTAATATAATAATGAAACTTTACGACGAAAAAGGAAAACTTGTCAATTGTAATGCTGAAATAGTTGAACAGAATTTAGTTAAAACTTATGTAAAACCAGACGATAAAGTATTGGAACTTGGAGCCAGATACGGGTCCGTGTCAATTGTAACTAATAAAATCATAAATGATAAATCTTCTCATTATGTTGTTGAACCAGATTCAGCAGTATGGGAAGCCTTACAAACTAATATGAAATTGAATGATTGTAATTTCAATATCATTAAAGGAGTAATATCAAAGAAAAAACTTAATGTCTGTCAAAATAATTATTCAACTTATACTTATGAAGATCAAGAATCACCGATACAATGTTATGAAATACCAGAAATAAATTTTAATGTTTTAATTGTTGATTGCGAAGGTTTCTTTGAAACATTTTACAATGAGAATAAATCATTTTTCAAGAATCTTAAAACTATCATATTCGAAAGCGACGAACCGGAAAGGTGTAATTATGATTATTTATTGGAAGAATTTTCCAACTTGGGATTCAAAATAGTTAAATGTATTGAAGAGCCAACTTGTAAAAATATGTTTCATTATGTTTTACAAAAATAAAATATTTAATAGAATAATATTATAATAATGAAAATGTTATTCTGTTCTTTATCCGATCGCCCTGAATTATCCCAACCAATGTTTAATGCTTTACAAGACTATTGTAATAAACATGATTATAAATGTGTTTTAGAGAATAAAGTTCTCTCTACGGAACGCGCACCAAGTTGGAGTAAAATAATTTTATTACAACGGGAAATGAAAAACAATCCGGACATAGAAACTATTGTCTGGATAGATGATGATATTCTTATCACGAATAAAAATATTAGATTTGAAGAACTCATCAATAATTATCCATTTGATAATATACTGGTGAGTGCTGATGTCGTATGGTCTCCAATTAATTGCGGGATATTGGTCTGTAAAAATAATAAAGAAACATATGATTATCTCACAGAAATATGGGAGTTGTGTGAGCAATATCCAGAAAAGAAATTCTCTGGATTATGGGAACAAGACATTATGGTAACCCACGCACGAATTCAATCATTAATGAATCCCAATCAGAAATCTCGTTTAACTGTTATTCCCCATAATATAATTCAATCCTTTTATAGAGATCACGATTTACCACCGGAAAAGAAATGGAGACCCGGACATTTCTCCGCACACTTAACGGGTATGCCTTTACATAGACGAATTGAATTAAGAGACGAAATATTAAGTTTAAAAAAATTAAAAAATAAATAATATATTATATTAAATATAATGCCGAAAAAAACTAAATCCGTTCCCAAGGTCTTAAAGGTAAAGGACCCAGAACCGAATGAAAAGTTTGATGACATCCATCCGAATTTACCACAGATGCCGTCTCTGTGTTTAATTATCGGAAGCGTCAGAAGTGGTAAAACTAATCTTTTGGTGAATTTGTTTTGTAATCCTGATTTCTATAAAGACAAGTTTGATGTGGTGCGATTTATTTCAACAACTTTAAACACGGACAACAAGGGTAAAATTCTAAATAAACATTTTGATTGTATAGATCATTATGAAGACAGTATGATTGACGATATTAAAAAGTCCCAATCCCAATATGAAAAAGAAGATCGTCCAACATTCGCTCTGGTTATGGATGATGTTCTTACGAAAGATTTTAAGAAAACCAATCAAGTTTCTTTTTTCTCAACCAGATTCAGACATTACATTGATTTTTATTTAATTGCGGTTCAGTCTTTCCGTGCCGTAGCCGGTATGATTCGCTCGAATGCGACAGACATTATCATCCATAAACAACAGAACACCAAGGAACTTGAAAAGATTGCGGAAGAATATGCTGATTTAGTGGGCGGTCAAGATAACTTTATGAAACTATATGATGAAGCCCATAAGGATCGTTATTCCTTTCTATACTTGAAACTCTCGGAAAATCCAGCCCAAGCATTCATTCGTTTTGAAAAACAGATCTACCCAACGAGAGATTCAGATGAAGCGGAAGAATTAGAATTAGATTAAAAATATAAATTATTTTTTTTTATCTCTATTTTTTAATATTATCCATAATATAAATATTATGGATCTGTATGGAACTTCGGCGCAGGCAGTCGCAATGGGTAATATGCGAACCCAAGCGGTAAGAGATTTAAATGAAAAAATTCGTCAGCACAATACTGATGTAGCAGAGAAGATTCAAGGATTAAGGGAACAGCAACAGAGTGCGAACACAATTCTTGATATTGAAAACACCGGAAAAGCATTATGGGCTGGGTCTCACATGCCCGATAAAATTAAATCATACAAGGATTGGAAAGCAAAGAAACAAGCGGGTCAAACCAATTCAACCAATCCAGAACAAGAATCAAACCGAACTCTCCAACAGAATGCTGATGATAACACACCCCACTCCCAAGCAACAACTCCGGAACAGAATCCAACTGAACCCCCTGCGGAACCAGTAGCAGAAGGGTCCCCAGCGGGAGCAAGTGTAACGGAAGAAGCGGGGGAAGTCGCGGAAGGTGAAGGATCAAAATTATCGAAGGGATTAACTGGTGCGTTAGAAGGTGAAGTTGAAGACGGCGCACTTGGTAAACTTGGAAAAGCATCTGGGGCAATTGGTGGATTAGCACAGGGAAGTCTTGATTTATATAATGATTTTAAGGGTGGACACGGGTTCCACCTTGCGGGAGACAATTGGGAAGAAAAGACTGGTAACGCTCTCAATCTGGCTGGTTCAATTGCGGATGTTGCCGGAACATTTTACCCCCCACTTGCTCTCGTCGGTGGAGTGTTAGATTTAGCATCTGGTGCTTTCTCTGAAGTTGGTGAAAAGGTTCAAGAAGACAAACAATCTGACGAGTTACAGCAAAAGCAACAGCAAGACACAGTGCAAGAAGTCGGAGCCGGAGAACAGCAAACAATTGTGACTGGAAGAACCGAATAAATAAATAATAACTTTTTTAATTTTTTTTTATTTCAATTTATAATATAAATTTAATTATAAATTATGTCTATGTATTGGAGTGCCGATTCAAGTGTGCGCGTTGGCGAAACCAAGATCTCTGTTCCTTCTGAAAATGGTCTCTCTTATTCTCCGGGTCAGAAGGTCCAGATTTTCGTTGATCCTTCAACCCGTTTTATGGACGGTCGGGAATCATACCTTAAATTCAATGTAAAACTCTCGCTTCCGTCGGGTGGAACTCCCACTCGTCTTCAATTAGATAAGTGTTCTTCAACTTTAATCAAGAATATTAGAATCTATGATGGTTCTCGCGGTCAACTTTTAGAAGAGATTTCTTCGTATGATTCTTATGTTTCGGTGAAGTATGATTACGATAAGGACAAGAACTCGGAGAACCGACGCGCTCTCCTTGAAGGTTGCGCTGTCCATACCCCCGACAACCGCGGAACAATTGGAACTTCCAAGACCCCAATGGCGAACACCATAACCAATCCTTATTTCAAGAAGACCAGTGGAAACCAGACCACCGCTTTCTCTGACACCGATTTCCTGAATGCGAAGGTAACACTTCCACTCCACACTGGTATTTTCGCCAATTCGGAGACCATTTTCCCAGTATTTATGACTGGTGGTCTATACATTGAGATTGATCTGAATGAAGCCCAGCATGTTATCAAGCAATTAGATTCGGTTCTCCGTGATACCCGAACCCCACTCAATCCCCACTTCCATTCGCTTAATGGTTCAAGCACTCCGGACGACTGGGTCAATGGTTCTGGAACAGATACATTTTATGTTGGGACAGCAAACAACTTGGATGGTTCAAGCCGTGTTGACCGATTCCCCTTCGTGGTTGGTGAGACTTTCAAGTTCTGTAAAGAGTTTGAGAATGCTTCGGGTTCAACCTTCGATGCTGAATTAGTTATTTCTGAAATTAATCTTTCTTCAAACGCAAGTGGTGGAGATGGATTGATTGAAATAAAAACAACGGCAAGTGTTACCAACAATGGTTCTGATATAGACGAGAATTATGTTATGTATTCAACTGCGGTTGCTGATTCGGCAACTTATGACGCAAGTTATGAAATTACCAATGTTGATTTAGTTATTTCCCAAGTTCAACTTGATCCCAATTATGAAAAGGGAATGATGGCGAAGGTGAGAGAAGGAAAGGCAATTGAATTTGATATCCATTCTCTAACGAATTACAAGCACAGCATTCTGGCTACGGACCGGCAAACAACCTTCCAGATATTCGCGCAGAATTCTCGCGCCAAGTCTCTCCTTGTTGTTCCAACTGACGCAAGTGTTTACACTTCCGCCCAGTATATCTCTGGATCGGGAACTTATGCAATCAAGGGAACCGGACACGGAACCGCAACCGGTAAGGACGACGACGATTGCTCGGTAACTTCCACACGCTCTGGATACACTGGAATCTGTGACGAACTTTCTTCAATCCAATACACTATTAATGGAAAGAGAGTTCCAAGTCGGGAAATCTCCACCAAGAAGATTGCTACGAAAAACTCCATTGATGCCTTCCACATATATGAACTGGAAAAGACACTTGACAATTCTATGATCCAGCCCAAGTCATTCTCGGCATTTATGGATAATTTCGTATTCGGTCGTGGTTTCAGTGCTGGCGGTCAGAATGGTGCTATGGATTTACGCGGTAAGGATCTTGCGGTCATTCTTAAATATCTAACGGGAACTCAACCAACCAAGCCCAAGTTGTTCAACTCCTTTGTGTTCCATATTCGCCGTCTGGTCCTGCGTGATGGTTCGGTGGATATTGTTATATAAATCAATATTCAAACTTTTTTTATTAATTTTTTCTTTCAATAATTTATATTTTTAAAAGTATAAATGAGTTCTTCTTCTTCGCGTTATATTGAGATAAGGCCCGATAATATCCCAGCCGACGGCAAAATCTCCTTCAAGAATGGTTTTCCCGTTCTTTCTTTCACTGTTTCTGCGCAGGACGGTATTCTTGACCCAAGCACTGTCCGAATTATCGGAGAGTTCAGTGCTTTCAAGGATAACCTTACGACACCCACTCCATTAATCAATGGTGACCATGTAACAATGAACAATCGCCTTGGAATTTACAATGTCATTGAATCTCTAACCATTAGAAGCCAGAAGTCCAAAATGATCTGCGAGAACATTCGCCACTATTCAAAGTATCTCCAAACATACAAGGCACTAACCAGTTCGGTAGCGGACCAGCAGACTTTCCTTTCGGAAGGTTGTTTAATTGATCCCAACCCAACTACATTCCGCAAGTCGGTTATGGAGTCTAACGCATCAAATGTTGCCCAGACGAATTCTTTCTCCTTCCATGTCCCCAGTGGATTTATGTCGTCGGGAAATATGATTGATCTTCGACTCGACGCATTTGGGGGGGTCCAGTTAGAATTTTTACTTCAACCGGATTCAAATGTTCTATACAGCGTCAATGCTTCCACTGCTGGAATCGGGGACGCTCATTATGAACTGAAAAATCTAAAATTAACCTGTGAAGTTATGGACCCAGCGGATACTCCTGTAAGTGAAGAAGGTTCAATGGAATTCTCCACCATTACTTCTCTCTACACTTCAATCAACTCTACCAATGCTCAAATCCAGTATTCTCTTGCTCTTCGTCAAGTCCAGTCTGCGTTTATGACATTTATGCCCGTAAGCAATATTAATACTCTTACGCAGGACGGTCAAGCAACAACTTATCCTTCGGGTGACGGAGCATCTCTAACTGCTCTCGCCAAAATCAAGCGTGTCCAGTTCTTAAAGGGGGGTGTCAAATATCCAGCAGACTTTGATTTCGTAGCCAACACAGAATCTCTAAACAACTCCGCAACAACTCTTCCGGACCCAGAAATTGTAAGGGGTCTCGCGGATGCTCTGTCCCCCGGTATTGGTTTTGAGCGAACTGCTATTTCCCCAATTAATATGAATCGCGATTACAACCTTGGAACGGGAGTTGGTGTAGAGACCAGTTACATGAATGTTCCGGAAGGTGGGGCGATTATGGGTCTGGGTGTGAAATATGGTATGGGTGGCGGGGAGAATTTCAGTCTGGAACAGTGGGGTGTGTCTATTGATTCGGACTTGAAGAGCGACAACCCGATTGGAGTTTACATTTTCATCAAGTCTCTTGCCCAGTTAGTTTACAATCGTAATGGTGTCAGTCTGATGCAGTAAATTAATTTATTATCTATACCCCTTTTTTTTAAAATTTTAATTTCATTTTTTTTATTATTCATATAAATATAAATATGGATATGGATTCTCAACCCGCACAGAGCGCACCAGATGAAGGCGATACCCCGAACTTTCTTATGCTGGATCAGATTCCAGTTAATTACATTCAGCAATTAGA